ACCGGGGAGTGGGACATCCGCTTGTCGTCTAAGCTGATCAACCTCTTCCCCGACCGGACCGGCTTCTGGTTCCGGCCCTCCCCCCGCTTGCTCCAGAAGGCTCTGGTCGCACTCTCCAGAGCCTACCGGGTCAAGACTCCCACCAACCTCGAAGTCGAAGGAGGACACCTGAAGGACATCTTCGCCGCGTGGTACCGTTACTTGGAGTCAGCATCCGACGGCAAGTACATCAGCGACGATGATCCCAACCCGACCATCTCCGTCAACAGAACGCTCGAGCATCACCAGTCGTACGCCAAGCAGTTTTCTGAACGTCTGTTCTACCTCCTCCGGGCGAGCAAGCCCGGAACCACCGCCAAGGAGTTGTCCATGCCGACGAAGAAGAGCATCGCCACCGAGTCCACCAAGGCCCTCAAGAAGGGTGCCGCCGTCATCGCCGAAGCAGCGAAGGAGGAGCGCGAGAAGAAGCGGCCCACGAACCTGAACAAGCCGCTCAGCGAGAAGGAGGCGCAGGCCGCTTTCGCCCAGGGCGCTGCGAAGGCCCCGACGCCCAAGCCCACCACGTACGTCATCCCTGACGGCCCGGAGGATGTGAAGAAGTCGAAGGTGGGCACCGGGCCGAAGCAGGAGGTGCCGGCCTCGAAGGGGAAGGGGAAGGCCCCGGAGGAGAAGGAGGAGCCGACGAAGAAGGGGGAGAAGCGCACGCGGGAGAGCCCGCTGGACAACGACAGCCGGAAGTTCACGAAGGTGGAGGACAACCCGCGCCGTGAGGGCACGCTGGCCTACCGGACCTTCCAGCTGTACAAGGTCGGACGCACGGTGGCCGAGTTCAGGGAGTTGTGCAGGACGCACAACTGCGACGCGGGCTACCTCAAGCACGACATCAAGAACGAGCTGGTCAAGCTCAGCGACAAGTAGCAGAAGGACCGGACCGGGGAGCCCTCGCGCTCCCCGGTCCTGCTCTGGTCCGGGGGAACCTCCCCCGCTGATGAGACCGATCAAGGTCGAAACCAGAACCGTAGGAGGACGCTATGCCGTCGCACAGGGACTTGGTCAGGTTCCCCAGCATCGAAGAGATCAAGGAGTCGATGGAGCGCAGCCGGAAGGTCCAAGCGGACCGGGCCGCCAAGGACCTCAACGTGGAGGACTCGGGTCTGAGCGACTGGGCCGCTGGGAAGGTGGACCAGCTTCTGAAGGAGCAGCTCAAGCTGGCCGAGCACGGCTGGCTCGCCTGGTTCCCGGTCGGGCTCCGGACGAAGGAGGGGAAGGACCTCAAGGCGCGGCTCATCAAGGGCCGCTTTGGCTGGTGCTGGGCGCGGCTGGAGGAGTCGGGCCGGTTCACCGGCGAATTCATCACCGACAAGCCCAGCAGCTTGAAGCGGGCCGGGGTGGAGGTGCGGTATGAGCAGGCCCGTGCCTACGTCAAGTTGGCGGGGAGCCAGTTCAGCCTCCACCCGATCATCCTCCGCGACAGCGACGACATGGTGGGTGGTCTCCTGGAGAAGCCGGTGCCGGAGCCCGTGCCGCCGTCCATGTCGCGCCGTAAGCGGCTGAGCTGCGCCGACTGCGGAGCCGAGGGGGAGATGACGGGTCACCAGGAGTGCCAGTATCCCGGAAGGAGCGAGCCGTGAAGCGCGTGAAGTCTGACCCGCTGAAGATGGTCCGTTACGGCAAGACGGACCCTAACCTGAAGGCTCGTGCCGTGCTCCGGGCGAAGGAGAAGAAGCGGCTCAAGGAGAAGGCCCGGAAGGCTTCCCCGGTGCCCCGGGGGAAGGGGAAGGCTCCGGCCCGGAAGGACCTGCGGGCACGGGAGAAGAGGCCGGGTGCCCTCCGGAAGGCCCCGGCGAAGGGGAAGCGGAAGGAGGAGCCGCGCAAGACGTTCAAGCCGGTCATCGACACCCACCCTATCTGGCGTGGCCCTCCGACCTGGCCGCCCAAGCCCGGGGCTCAGCCGTTCATCCACCCGGACGCGAACAAGCCCGACGCTCCCCGTCCCAAGGCCAAGAAGGGGAGCATCGTCCAGGTGGTCGGCAGCGACGGCAACCTGTACCCGGACGGCCGCAAGGTCCTGTTCCTTTTCGGGGAGGGAACGGTGACGGAGATCAACACGAAGGAGCGGACCCTCAAGGTCAACTGGGCCCGGAAGGGAATTGTGAAGAAGGAGTACCAGACGGAGTACACGTGGACGAAGTGGTTCAACCTCAAGATGGACAGCAACCTGGCTGCCCCGAAGGGAGTGCGGTGATGCCTAGCTACGGACCGGATGCGGCGCGTGGACGGAAGGTGAAGGACATGAGGAAGGTGGAGCTGGAGCTCTTGGTGAAGCTCCGCGAGGCCGAGAGGAAGGGGGAGGGAGTTCACCTGGCCGGTTGGCAGCTCCCCTGCGCCAGGAAGCTGGAGCAGAAGAGCATCATCCTCATCGACAACGACACGGATACCGCCACTCTGACGGTGTTCGGCCTCCAGGCCGCGCTGCGGGCCGAGTTCACCGGACGGCTCCCCGGCGAGCCCAACCTCTAGGGAGCCGTCGTGCCCTTCCGAATGAACGAGAAGCTGGTGACCGTTCAGGTGGTGGGCTACGTTCCGGGGAGCGGGAGGCCGATGCCCCGCTCCCTGGACGCCTATCTCTGGGTCAAGGTCAGCCGCTCCGTCGCCAGCCGCTCCTTCTATGTGGGGGCGCAGGTGACGGTCCCGCACTTCCCACTCCGGACGTTCGTGGTCTTCAAGGACCCCGACACCGGGCTCTGCTTCTGCCAAGGGCAGAAGTTTCTGAAGATGCGAAGGGAGGTGAAGTCTACGTGAGCAAGAAGCGCTGGATGGGGACTCCCCCGGAGAAGTGCGACCTGTGCGAGAAGAAGCTGGAGGAAGTGTTCGTGGACGGCAAGACGAAGCAAGGCCCCTGGGGAATCCTTTGCTCCAAGTGCCACGCCAAGTACGGGTGTGGTCTCGGGGAAGGCCTGGGACAGAAGTACAACCTCAAGACGAAGGAGAAGCTGGAAGGCTAAGGCTTCTGGAGAGACGATCACGATGAAGACGCTCATGATCAACGGGAAGAAGTGCGTGGCGCTCAAGACCATCGCCCAGCAGTCGGGCCGGTCGATGAGCACCGTCTACGCTGCGGTGAAGACTCTCGGTCTGAAGATGCCGGAAGCCGCCACCGTAGAGGAGTCGGACGCGAACAGCGTTCTCCACCAGCTCGACAAGATGTCTAGCCGCAGCCGGAAGAAGGCACCGGAGAAGCGGGTCAACAACCTGTCGAATATTCCCACCGAAGAGTTGGTGGCGGAGATCAAGCGGAGGAAGCGCGAGTTGGACGCGCTGTCGTCGCTGCTGAAGTAGGTCCTGGCCCCGGGCCGGGGAGCTCAACAGTGCTCCCCGGCCCGGGGCCTTTTCGTGCCCACTTATAACGCGGCGCGTTACAAGCCCTCCCCGAGGGGGAGCTAGGAGGGGGAGCCCGGAGCCGCTCCGGAGGGGTCTAGGCCCGCGTCTAGCGTGGCCTTCCGGGCTCGCTCCTACCCTCGGAAGTCCGGAGCGGAGGGCACGCCTAGCGCGCTCCCCGGGCCTTCCCTTCCCGGGGAGGCCCTTCCTACGAGCTAGGACCCCTCTAGGAGCCCGCAGAGAGGGGAGCCGAGGGGGAAGGCCCCGGCCCGGAGAGGGTCACGCGAGGGAGAGGCTACGGGCCTCAGATACGAGAGGCCCCGCGCATCCCTCTCAGGACTCGCGGGGCCTCAAGGCCCGGGTGCTGAGCCCGTGCTCTCCTGGAGCCCCTTCCCCGCCGCCAAGGTTAGGACTCCAGCCAACTCATCGAAGGACCAGCGTCACTCCCAAGCTCCAGCCAGTCGGGCCGAGTCCGACACCAGCCGTCGCTTCTGCTTGCCAACTCCAGAGCTTGAGGGGAGGAGCCGCTACAGCCGGTCCCAGAGTCCACCCAGTCCCAGTCAACCCCGCGACCAAGCCCGCTCCCCATCCCAAGCTCTGCTTCGTCGGCTCCATCGTCAACTTCGAGCCTGCTGAGAACGGCCCATGAAGAAGTCGCGTCACGGGGGAGGGGGACAGCCTCCAGCACTCAGCCGTCCCAGCCATCACGACGTTCCCCGCCTCTGTCCTGACCGCCACCTCCTGAACTCGCACCTCTCCCGTATCGCCCGGAGCGAGAAGGCACGGGAGGCCCGGAGCCGTCTCCTTCGCCGGGGTAGCTACCTCGGGAGCCGTGACCTGCGGGCTCCCCGGGCCGGGGGAGGGAGCGAGAGGAGCCCGGGGAAGGCCCTCAGCGCGGACCGGGCCGGTTACGAGGGAGGCAGCGAGGACGGGGGTCAGCGGCCCAGCGGCCTTCCGGAGCCGCTCTAGCTCCTTCGCTAGGTCCGCGCTGCTATGCTCGAGCCCGGACACCTTCGACTTCAGCCCATCGCGCTCAGCTACGAGGAAGCCTTGGGCCTGGAGATGCTCCGACTCCTGCTCTCGTAGCTGCTCCGCTCCCCGCTTGCTCTGAGCCCAGAGCAGGACAAGGAGGGCCGGCACGAGTAGTCTCCAAACCCAAGGCTCCCACTTCATGACCCGACCACCTCCCCATCCTTGCTCCACTTGAACTCTCCCACGGGGAGGTGCATAGAGCAGTGGACGCAGTAGGTGGCCCCGTAAAACTTGGGATTGCGCGCGTAGGTTTCTGAGAGCGCATAGCCCATCTTGGTCTCTCCTCCGCAGGAGGTGTGGACGTACGCATCCCGATAGGGCCGCGTGAAGCCCTTGGCGCGTTCCTCCTCAGACAGCACGAGGTACACCTTGGCCTGAGGAACGGGCTTGCTATCGACTCCGTGGGTGAGCTCTGGATGCTCTGGGTCCGTCGTCATTCCCATGTGCCTACTCCTTCTGCTCTCGATGGATACTCCCGTAGATGCCGAGCGCTGCGCCGACTTCGATGACCCACCGCGGCCACTCAAGCTCCGGGCGCATCTTCGTCAGAACGACAGCGCCCACCACCACGAGCGTCAGAAGCCTCGCGATGGCCGGATGCTGAACGGTCTTGATGAATTGATCTTCCCACTTCTTGAGCTTATCCACCTTCCACCTCTCCTTCTTCCTCTTCGTTGGCCTGCTCTTCCATCGCCTGAGCTATCTCCTGAATGGTCATCGTTCCGTCGCTGAGCCTGAGCTTCAAGTACCTCTTCAACTTCTTCTCGAAGGAGTCCAGCCGGCTCAGCGCATTCCGTAGCTCAGTCCGGAGACGCTCGCGCTCAGCGTTCTCAGCTTCCATGTGAGCCTCGATCACCTGCTTGACGACCTTCCGGATGACCCCGAGGAAGGCTTCATACAAGTTGATGATCTGCTTGATCCCGAAGAAGATGGCGATCACTCCTCCGACCAAGACGAAGAGGAGCGGCGCATTGCTCGCCACCACCTCTTGAGGGGAGAGGCCCGAGAAGCCGACACGTTGAACCGCAGCCATGTGTACGGATACGAGCCAGACGGCTCCTCCACCCACGGCTCCGAGTACCTTCGCCACTACCATATCAGTCGTCATCCTCTACTCCGCGCTCAGCCAAAGGTTGATCTCAGCTTCTCGACGCTTCAGAAGTCCAGGGCTGACGCGCAAGCTCCCGTCCGGAGCGTGAACGTGACACCACTTCCTGAGCTCCCCCGGAACCTTCTCGTGAGAGCCTACGTTGACGTGACGTCGAAGGGTGGAGCCGAGGAAAGCCCGGAGCCCGACGTTGTAAGCGAAGATGACCAACGCTGAAAATTGCGAATCGTTGAGGGGAGCGTTGCCGACTAAATTCAGCACGCCGTTGACGAACGTATTGACGTCAGTATACAGAGCCTTGTCGGCTTGCTCCTGGGTCCACTTCAAACCGGGGGTTACATCCCGGCCCGTGTGACCGTATCCGATTGTCCAGACACCCGCCTCATCCTGGTAAGCCTCCAACCGAAGGCCCTCCAGGCGCTTGAGAAGCTCTGTCGCCTTCGCCGTGAAGATCATACATCCTCCCTATCGAGTGTCGAAGGTGATACCGTCGAGACTGAACCAGGCGTTATTGCCGGCTGCTGGTGTTACGACTCCGCTAGAGTCAATAGTACAAATGCCGTGGGCAGAGTTAGACTCTGTCACAAACCTACAAGTAGCACTAGGTCTGTACCCGCTGGGAAGTGTGAAGGCAGTTGTACCGATTGTCCCGCTCTTGATCATACCTCGCAGGTGAACGGTTCCTCCCACATCCTTGTAGTAACCTGCGTTGAGATAACCTCCCCCATAGTTCACCCAAGTACCCGCTAACGTCGGAGCAACCCACGACTCCTGGACTAAGTTGGAAGTCCAGGCGGATACTCCACTCGTCACCTGCTGAACTTGTCGCTCAGTCCCAGGAGTCAACTGACCTGGATCAACCCCTCGCCCGACAAACAGAGCATCGAAGAGGAGCCCGTTTCCAGCACCACTCACTCCGTAGAATTGAGCCTCGCACTTGACCGTACCTGCGGGAGCGGTAGCGAACGCAGACAACTTCGTCCAAGACCCCGAGGTGGAGGATTGAGAAGCTCCTCCCAATCCATTACCTCGAGCATCCAAGAAGGTGATGTCTACGTTGACGTTGCCGGTAGAAACCTTCTTTCCCATCGCCGTCATATAGACCGACTCCCCCTCAGATACGGGGAAACTAAGTACAGAGCCTCCATCACTCATCACGACGCGTGTATAATTTCCACTGTACGGAGTAGCTGTGAAGACTACTGACGATACATAGTCCCATCTCAGAGCGCCCGCTCCGTCCACGATGTTGGTACCCGTTCCGGTCGGTCCTCCTGATCCCGCGCTTGTACCTCCCGTGGTGACAATATATCCCTTTCCCCCGTTTGTACAAGTATCGCCTACAATGTAGGCGTGAGTAGCAATCCAAGCCGGAGCCGTGAACCGACGAAGGTACCACTCAGGCTGACTTTCATCTGCTCCCGAGGGGGGAGCCACCTCACTCGACGGATTGGGCCAGAGATTGTTGAAGTTGCTTCGAGTACCCGCGGCATCCGGAAGGCAACCGGCAATGACGGCTGCTGCGCCGATTACGGCTTGAGAGACTGTCATCTGAGTACCGTCCACGGCGGTGGGAAGTTGCGCCGTTGTGAGTTTATCGTTCGATGCGTAACCATCCCCTGCTTGGGGAGTGTACGACACCGCGCCTTGAACACTTTCGGGATAGTCCTCCGCCACCACGTCAATCGTGTAGTCCTCTCCCTCGGTGATGGAGAGAATCCGGACCGGTGTCGCGTTGAGTCCCATCTCGGGCTCCGTCAACGTGACGATGTCGAGCGGCTCCAAGCGGATGTACCGCCAAGAGAGACGGAAGAAGTATTTGTTGCGAACATATAGGCTACGCTGGGCGAGGATTCGGCTGATCGTCACCGGCACTTCCCCGCCGGGGAAGCTGAAGGGGAGAACCGTTGTCGGAGCGCGCCAAAGCTCCCGAGTGTCGATGTTGGCCTGCTCCTTATCCTCTACGGTGGTTCGCTGGTAGCTCCCGCTCGCTCCGTGAACGTACTCGATGGGCCAGCTATTGTAGCAGTCGGCATCCGCCCGACGCTCAACACGAACAGGTTGATCCTTGTTGAGGAAGTCGTCCACTCCGAGAGCGTACTGGGAAGTGTTGACCGGAGTGTAGTTGGTGGAGCCGTAGACGTGGCTCGTGGTCGCCTTGTCCCCGAGAGGGATGACCTTGATCTTCCCTCCGCTCCAAACCGCATCGCTATTCGTCGCGGTCAAGATGTCCTGTAGAATCTCCATCACGCTACGCTGGGCGTTCAGGCACATCGAGAGGCGGATGCCTAGAGCGTCGCAGTAGACGCGAAAGCCTCCTGCAGCCGTGCCCGTGACGGAGGAGTCTACTCGGCCCGAGGGCCATCCCCGGCCACGCCTAGAGTGCGTCAAAAGGTCGTTGAATACGTCTGCCGGGTTGACGTCTCTAGTCGCTACTCCGAACATGACGCCCTGAACCTCGAAGAAGAGGCCGGGCACTTCCTTCTCAGTACCTGTTGGAACAGCCGTTCCGTAGACGACCATCGTGTGTTGATAGTCCGTCGTACTGTCGAAGGGGGAGGGAATGGCCTGCGATAGATCATCCTTCCCGAGTTGAATCGTCAGCTTCCGACCGGGCTGGGTCAAAGAGAGCGCATTGACCCGCTCCTTATCCCACCACATCTGAAGCGAGCCCTTCCCCTCTCCCTCGCAGAGGCCCATCAAGATGGCTTGCGTATTCACCTTCAACGCGCCCAAGCCTACGAGCTTCCAGTAGCACCCGCCATCCGGACCGTAGATGGAGTTCATGGCGATAGGGCTACCCGCCGTGCTGAAGTCTGCGCTCCCGCTAGCGGTGCCTCCGGTCGTACAGAGAAAGACAGCATCCTGCGAGGAAGCTCCAAGCACGACGTAGGCAAGCACCGTGACGTACTCGCCTGCCTCGTAGGCAGTCGAAGCAACGCGACGTGGAGGAACCGCAGAAACGGGAGCGGCCTTCTCCAAGAGGATGGCCGGCACCTTGAAGGTTCCGTAGACTGTGGGTAGAGGCTTCCCCTCCTTCGCCACCGTCACCGGCCCGGTGTCGAACGTCGGAACCTCCTCAGACTCCGGAGGGGGAGGATCATCGATGGGGTCTCCACCCGGCCAGTCGATTGGGTCTCGAGCAACCATGACTAGGAACCTCCCTCAGGAGTCGGCACGTGGGGGTATCCCCGGAAGTGGTTGGCGTTGGAAAACTTCGAGATGCACATCGTCCGGGTCATATCGCAGCCGGGGTAGATGGTGAACGTCTCGGTGGTCGGAGCGATGGGAAGGGGAAGCCCGAAGGTGATCGTCCCACCGCTGGAAGAAAGCACGGCGCGCTTGAGCCCGTTCAGGACGGAGCCGCTCGTGAACTTGACGACACCCAGCCAGTAGTAGTTGGCGGCCTTCCCGGTGATCGCTCCCGTCGCAGTCGTCAGCGTCGTTGTCGTTCCGCCGGTCGCTGTACCCGAGTCAGTGTAGGTTGCCTTGTTGAGTGCGCAGTTGGTGTCGTAGACCGCGTTGCTACAACTCGGTTGGATGAGAAACTTCGGGAGCCTCGTTGTGAGCGTCTCCAACTCCGACTTGATTCGCATACGACATCCGGAACCGATAGGCTCCACCTCCGCCACACGGCCCTCGAACCACGAAGGGATAGGACCTAGGCTCACATCCCCGGGCTTGGGCATGATAAGGTGGTCTACCTGAATACGAGCTCCGTCGAAGTAACCCTGAGCCGAGAGAAGGCCCAGAGTCTTTCCCCCGATCAAGAAGCCTCTCCCGCTCAACGTCAAGTCGAGCGTATCGACCGCAAGCCGGTTGTTCTGCGAGTACGTTCCCCGCTTGATCAACGGGCCGGCTGCGCCATAAGACCTGTACGTCTGACCACTGACGACCAAGTCAGTGTCGAAGTTGGTCCATCGGTAGATGGTTGAGCCGTCTACGAGCGTGACGGTGTATAGGTCCGCGCGTGCGGTGACGTTGTTCGCTGCGAGATAGGCAATGACTGCGGCTGGCGCGCTTCTCATGGCTTCACCGTGATGAGGCTCAACTCGTTTGCCCACATGCTCTCGACGATGCGCTCCATCG